ATAACGAAGGTATAAAACCTTTTATAACTATTGATGACGTGCAGATAAATGTCGAGGACTTGCCTGAAGAAGGTCAAGGAGTTTTCGGTAGACTGCAACGATTAAACCAAAAGAAAGTAAACCTAACCTTGGACTTGGAAGAGGTACAAGCAGGAATAAATTTCTTTTCTAACAGGATCATTGAGATAGTTAATGAAGGAGAAGAACATAATTCTGATGCGACTGAATCTGATACAGAGGAAGACGACTCAGAGTAGTGTGTGCCTAACGTCAGCCATTGGGTGCGAGAAGGTTATCCCAAGAAGTGACGATAAACTACTAGACCTTCAAGTGTAGCTAGGTCGGTGAGAGAGAATACTATAGAGCCTAGCTACACACTGTTATTAACAACGTGAGGGAAATTACATGGCTTTTATTCAACATAATCAAAAATGTCCTACCTGTGGTAAGAATCATTTATCTTTAAACGCAGATGGATCAAGTAAATGTTTTCATGCAACTTGTGGTACATTCCATGCTACTCAAAATACAGAATCTAATATATCTAATATTACACAGCCTACTGTAGAGCGTAAGGTTAAACCTATGCAAGCTACAAATTCAGAAGGATCATATGCTGCCTTAACAGATAGAAGAATATCTAAAGAGACTGCTACCAAGTATGGAGTTAAGGTTGTTCATGGTGCTGATGGTAAACCTATTGAGCATCACTACCCTTATTATAATGGTAATGAATTAGGAGCAACTAAAACTAGAAAGATTGAAACTAAAGGTTTCTTTTTGAAAGGATCATTTGAAGAGACAGGCTTATTTGGTGAGCAGCTTTTTAATAAAGGCGGTAAGTACATTACTATAACAGAAGGAGAGTGTGATGCTATGGCAGCATACGAGCTGATGGGTAGTAAGTGGGCTGCAGTATCTATTAAACGTGGTGCTGATGGTGCTGAACGAGATGTTAAAGATAGTCTTGAGTTCTTAGAAAGTTTTGATAACATTATTATTTGTTTTGATAAGGACAAGAGTGGAAAGTTAGCAGCTAAGAAAATAGCTAGACTGTTCCAACCTAGTAAAGCTAAGATAATGACATTACCTAATGGCTTTAAAGATGCTAATGATATGTTAGTTGCTAATAAGCACAAGGACTTTATGGAATCATGGTGGAGTGCTAAGACATATACTCCAAGTGGTGTTATAAATGTTTCTGATGAGAAGCATAAGTTTTTTAACAGACCTAAGATGGACAGCATACCCTATCCTTGGGAAGGACTTAATAAAAAACTATATGGTTTAAGACAAGGAGAGTTGGTTACTTTAACAGGAGGCACAGGACTTGGTAAGTCTTCAGTAACAAGAGAACTTGAACATCATCTTATAAAAAATACTACAGACAACGTAGGAATAATTGCATTAGAAGAAGATTGGAGAAGAACTATTGATGGGATTCTTTCAATAGAAGCTAATGCTAGATTGTATATAGATCAAGAGAGAGAGAAGTTTTCTGAAGAAGAACTTGACAAATTCTTTGATTTATTATATGATGGAGAGAATAAAAATAGAGTGTGGGTTCATGCTCACTTTGGCACGAATGATATTGATGAGATATTTACTAAGCTAAGATTTATGATCATAGCATGTGAATGTAAATGGGTAGTTGTAGATCACTTACATATGTTAGTCTCTGCTATCCATGAAGGAGATGAGAGAAGAGCAATAGATAATATTATGACTAGGCTTAGAAGTATAGTTGAAGAGACAGGAGCAGGAGTAATACTAGTCTCTCACTTACGTAGAACTAGTGGTGATAAAGGACATGAGAATGGAATTGAAGTTAGTCTCAGTCACCTTAGAGGTAGCCAATCAATAGCCCAACTGAGTGATTGCGTGATAGCATTAGAAAGAAATCAACAGTCAGATGATATTAATGAAGCTAATACAACTAGGGTTAGGATACTTAAATCTAGATATACAGGGGATGTAGGTATGGCAACTAATTTATTGTATGACAGAGAGACAGGCAGGCTGAGTGAGTTTGAAAAAGAATCTTATGAAGAAGAAGATGTAGACTTCTCAGCCTTGGAGTTATAATATGGATTTAGTATTTGATATAGAAACAAACAGAGTAGGTGATGATGATATTGGTTTAGATACAGTCGATACCTTACATTGTATTGTTGCTCAAGACGTAAGCACCGAGGAGGTCTTTAGTTTTCCTCCTTGGGAACTTGACAAGGGAGTTGAACTCTTACAAAATGCAAAGACTTTAATTGGTCATAACATTATAGGTTTTGATATACCTGTGTTAGAGAAGCTATCTAATTTTAAATTAGGAGGCATTAAAGTTATAGATACTTTAGTTACCTCACGACTATTCTACCCTATAAGGGAAGGTGGTCATGGGTTACCTAGATGGGGATATAAGTTAGGCTATCCTAAGATAGACTTCGAGGACTATGATGAATACTCTGAAGATATGTTAGAGTATTGTGTTAGGGATGTAGAGCTAAACACTAAAGTTTTCAAAGCTTTACAACAGGAAGGTAAAGGCTTCTCTAAGGAGAGCGTAGACCTTGAGCATTCTGTAGCCTTACCTTTAAGGCAGCAAGAGTGGGATGGTTTTAAATTTAATGTAAAGAAAGGAGAACTATTACTTGCTGAACTTAGAGAGAAGATGCAGGCATCAGAGGATGAGGTACATAAAGTATTTAAACCTAAGATGGTAGATGATAGGTTAGTTACACCCTTCATAAAGAAAGACGGAACTTTATCTAAGAAGCGAGGAGGGTTGACAAAAGAAGAGTATGATAGATGTATAAGTACTCAGGATGTTAATCCTTTTATGCGTAAACGTCTACAAGAATTTAATCTTGGATCACGTAAACAAATAGGAGAATACTTACAAGACTTTGGATGGAAACCAAAAAGGTTTACACCAACAGGGAGACCTATAGTAGATGAGAGTATATTAATTAATATAAAGAATATATCTGAAGCAAAGCTTATAGGAGAGTATTTAACTTTACAGAAACGTATTGCACAAATTGATTCATGGATCAAAGCATTACGTTCTGATGATAGAGTGCATGGTTTTGTTATACCTAATGGTACAATAACAGGACGCATGGCGCACAATAAACCTAATTTAGCTCAAGTACCTAGCTTAAAAAGTTTGTATGGTAAAGAGTGTAGAGAGTGTTGGACTGTTGAAGATGGTTACAATTTAGTAGGAATAGATGCAAGTGGTTTAGAACTTAGACTTCTTGCACATTATATGAATGACGAGGAGTATATAAATGAAATCATTAATGGAGACATACACACCGCTAATCAAAAATCTGCAGGACTTGAATCTAGAGATCAGGCAAAGACATTCATCTATGCCCTCATATACGGAGCAGGAGATGCAAAACTTGGAAGCGTGGTTGGAGGAAATAAAGACGATGGTAAAAGACTTAGACAACATTTCTTTGATAATAACCCATCATTTAAATTTCTTAGAGACAAGGTTTCAAGAGCAGCAAAGAAAGGATACTTAAAAGGATTAGATGGTAGGAAGATATTTATAAGGAGTGAACATGCTGCATTGAATAGTTTACTACAAGGAGGAGGTGCTGTTATTATGAAGAGAGGACTAGCACTATTTGATTCTCTTATAAAACTAAATACTTATGATGCTAAGTTTGTTGCGAACATACATGATGAGTGGCAGATGGAAGTAAGGGAAGATGTTGCTGACCATGTTGGTAGCCTAGCAGTTGACTGTATTAAAACTGCAGGTAACTATTATGATCTTCGCTGTCCTATGGATGGTGAATACAAAATCGGGAGAGATTGGAGTGAAACACATTGAAGAAAAAGAATACAATTGGAGTTATGATAGAACTAATTCTAAAGGTAAAGTTATTTTTAGACATGATACAAATGAAACTATGGAAGAGGCTTCTAACTTTTTAAAAGAAAAAGGAATTGAGTACGAAGAAAAAAGAGGAGGCAGTATGATATGGATTCATTATAAGTATCAACTATATTCTTATTATCCTACAACTGGAAAATGGGCACCTTGGAATAAGGGTGGTTATCCTGATAAACACTACGCATCTAAAGGTATAGAAGATTTTTATACTAGATTTTTATTAGCTGATAAACCTACATTTAAAGGCAACACAGAAACCAAAAAAGAAGTGAAGAAAATTCTTGACGATGAACAGATAGAATACAAAATAAAAAAAGACATAGTTACTTTAACTACTAAAGCTATACCTAGAAAAGATGGTAAAGGTAATAGAAGAAGATATACATATGATTACATTATAGGAACTGGTAAATGGAGAAGTATACATGCTGATGGTAGTTATAATGAAACTTACTATCAAGCAAGTAGTATAGAAAACTTTCTTACAAAATTTTTTAAACCACAGGAGGAACTATTATGAAACACACTAAAAAATGCAATAACTGTTATCAGGATAAACCTGTTATAGCTTTTTATAAAAATCAAGCTGCGAAAGATGAACTTGATGGTACTTGTAAAGAATGTAGAAATATTAGGAATAAAAGAACCAACACATATAATAATCCTAAACATAACCCACAAAGAATGTACGTTAATGGTAAGTATGTACCTAAGTCTCATCCTTTATATAAAGCAGGAAGGTTTAAAACTTTTGAAGGTGCAGCCTTTGCTTCTTTAAAAGGATATGAAACAGTAGATGAAGGGCATGTCTACGTAATATCTAACCCTTGTTGGAGTAATTGGGTTAAGGTAGGGAGGGCTATAGATGCTAAAGATAGATGTAAACAATATCAAACAAGCAGCCCTTTCAGAGATTATAAATTATGTTATAGTAAATACTTTGATGATAGAAAAAAAGCAGAAGCTAAAGCACATTCGTTATTAAAAGAATCTGCAGAAGAAAGAAAAGGTGAGTGGTTTAAAATTACACAGGATAAAGCTAAAGAAATAATAGAAACATTATGAAAAAATTAGACACATTAGTAGAAGATATATATGAGAAGCTATCTGTATTGGGTGAGGGTGAGGCACTTGATGTAAGTGAAGAAGTACTAGACGAGTTCGGTAACTCTATGAAAGAAGCACTACGTCAGTGGGCTACACCTAAGCCAAGAGACAAAGAAACTCTAAGGATGTCAAACATAGGTAAACCTTTAAGACAGCTTTGGTATGATATGAAATCGGAGGGTGAAGATACTCAACCTCTTGAGCCTCACTTGTTTATACGATTTTTATATGGTCATATCTTAGAAGAAGTTATGTTGTTCTTAGTGAAACTTGCAGAGCATGAAGTTACTGATGAACAAAAAGCAGTTAAGGTTAGTCATGTGCATGGACATATGGATTGTAAGATTGATGGTGAAGTTGTAGATATTAAGACAGCTTCTAGTTTTGCATTTCGTAAATTTAAGAATGGTACGTTAGTAGAAGATGATCCTTTCGGATACCTAGCACAACTATCAGCATATGAAACTGCAGAGAAAACAAAAGCAGGTGGTTTCCTTGTTTTAAATAAAGAGAGTGGTGAGATAACTTTACATAGACCTAGCTTCTTTGATAAGCCTAATGCACGTAACAAAATAAGGGAGGTTAAGAAGGCAATTAAGCTTGACAATCCGCCTGCATTATGTTATAATCCTGTGCCTGAAGGCAAGGCAGGGAACATGAAACTTCCTAGAGGATGCACCTACTGTAGACATAAGAACGAATGTCACAAAGATGCTAATGATGGGAAAGGTTTAAGAGTATTTAAATATTCTAAAGGGTTAATGTATTTAACCAAGGTTGAAAAAGAACCTAATGTATTGGAGATAACTAGACAATGAATGGAAGCAAAGCAAAAAGTATAAGACGACATGCTAAACAAATATTAATTGATTGGCTTAGGACTATGGTTAGTGATGAAGAGGCTAAGGATATTACCTTAGATAACTTTAAAGATTACTTACCTAAAGAGAAGTATGTCTTTGCTAACAGGAAGTTATTGTTGTCTGCATATAGTTTTAAATGGTTTGTTAAAAAGATAAAGACAAAAGTTCGTAAGGAGAATAAGGATGTTGGAACAATCAGATTTGAAGAATTACTTGACGATGGAAGAGGATGATCTTCTTACTCAAGACCTATCTACAATGATAATAATTATAGGTAGTTATTTATTTAGTGGTGGAAGTATAGATGATGTAGACGATATAGTTTTAGATAGGATGGCAGACCTTATAGGTAATCATCTTGATGGATTAAAAGAAAATACAAGCATACACTAATGAAGAAAGGCTATCGTAAACCACGTAAGGTTAGACCAACAGAGAAGGATGTTCCTAAAGGTTATGATTCTAATTGGGAATATAAACTTCATATAGAACCTTTACAAGAATGGTCTCATCATGGAGATAAAGTAAACTACATAGTAGAACATACATATGAGCCTGACTTCAGAAGAACTATAGATGGTGTTGAGTATTTACTAGAAGCTAAAGGAAGGTTTTGGGATCATGCAGAGTATAGTAAATATATATGGATAAGGAAAAGTTTAAAAGAAAAGCAAGAACTTGTATTTCTATTTGCTCAACCACAAGCAGCTATGCCTGCAGCAAAGAAAAGAAAGGATGGTACTAAACGTAGTCATGCAGAATGGGCAGAGACCAATGGGTTTACTTGGTACTCAGAATATAATTTACCTAAAGAATGGACAGCAGAATATGGAATATAAATTTGACGAAAAAATAAATCTTAGAGGAGTTCAACAGTATATAGACGACACCTATACACAACACTACGCTAATTCTAAG